GAGTTTCCACACCGAGCACGGAAAGCGGCGCCAGCTGCGAGTTAGCACTGGGGGCTTCCTGCCCGGGATGGACCCCAGTCCGTCCGTGGACCGAACTCGTCAGGCCAACCCGTCAGGCGACTTGACACCTAGAGGCGATTTGTCAACCAGTTCAGGCCAACCTGTGGATAACCCTGACGGGTTGCACGGATCGGCTGACGGGTTCCTGACGGGTTCAGAGGCAACCCGTCAGGAGCGTTTTCCCAGGTCAACCCCAGTGAATCCGTTGAATCCTGACGGGTTGACGGGTTTGGGTACTACCCCTCACACATACGCGCGCGCATCACACGCGCAGGAGAGCCCGGTAGGAAGTGCCGGCGAACCCGTCAGCCGATCCGTGGGCGAGCCTGCTAACAGGAGCAAGCAGCCGAGCAAGCAGAAGACCTCCGCCGCCACCGAGAAGGCCGCCGCGAAGCGCGAGGCCGCGCGGCTCGAGCGGATCGCCGAGGCGGCCGGCCCGGCGGTCCGGTTGCCGGCGCTGGTGAGCCGCAGCGGGGAGGTCTTCGAGGTCGGGCTCGACCAGGCCGACGCGATGCTGGCGACCCTGGCTGAGCTCACGGTCGACGTCGAGAACACCGGCTACCCGGTCGGCCACCGCGACTACGCGCTGCGGACCATCCAGCTCGGCACCGAGGCCTTCGCCCTGGTGCTCGACGCGACCGACCCCGAGCAGGCCGACCTGGCCGGGCGGCACCTGCGCCGGGCCGAGATCCTGCACGCCCACTCCGCCACCGCGGACCTCGTGCCGCTGGCCGACGCCGGCCTGGTCGACCTCGAGGACGCCTGGGGCCGGATGCACGACACCGTGGTGCTGGCCAAGCTCGCCGACCCCGCCTCGACCGGATCGGACCCGGGACTCAAGAAGATCTCGATGGCGATGCTCCGCGAGCACGCCGCCTCGCCGGCCGCCGACGCCGCGCGGTCCGCGCTGTTCAAGGCCGGGAAGTGGCTGACCGAGACCAAGGTGACCACGCCGATCGAGAAGTCCGGCTGGGCCCAGGTCGACCCGGCGTGCGAGGTGATGGTCCGCTACGCCGCCAGCGACGTCCTCGACGACGCCGCGATCGCGCGGCTGCTGCCCCGCCCACCCGAGCACGTCCTGGAGCGCGAGCGCCTGGCGCAGCGGATGACCGCCCGAGTCGCTCACCTCGGCCTGCCGGTCGACGGCCAGCACGTGGTCCGGCTCCTGGCCGAGCACACCGCAGCCCGCCAGACCCAGGCCGACCTGGTACGCAGCCTGTCAGGCGGCAGCGTGGACAACCCCGGGTCCAACGCCCAGGTGGCCGCCGCGCTCGAGCAGCTCGGCGCCGGCTTGCCGCGCACCGCGACCGGCAAGCCCTCGGTGGCCGAGGCGGTGCTCACCCCGCTCGGCCGCGCCGAGGGTCCGGTCGGCGACCTCGCCCGCGCGGTGCTGGGCTACCGGCACCACTCGACCGCGCTCGGGCTGTTCCTCGAGCCGTACCGCGAGCTGGTCCAGCACGGCGACGGACGGGCCCGGCCGACGGTCTACACGCTGGCCGCCGACACCGGTCGCATGTCCTGCGTCCGGCCCAACCTGCAGCAGGTTCCTCGTGAGGGCGGCTTCCGGGCCTGCATCACCGCCGACCCCGGGCACCTGCTGGTCTCGGCCGACTTCGCCAGCGTCGAGCTCCGGGTGGCCGCCGCGCTGTCCGGCGACCGGAACCTACGCGCGATCCTCGACGACCCCGAGCGCGACGTGCACTGGGAGACCGCACGCCTGGCCTTCGGTCCCCAGGCGACCAAGGCCGACCGGTACGCGGTCAAGCGCGGGGTCTTCGGCCGGATCTACGGAGGCGGGGTCGCTGCCATCGCCCGCGGTGTCGGGGTCGAGAACCACGTGGCCCAGGCCATCATCGACGCCCTCGACGCGCTGCTGCCCGACCTGGCCGAGTGGTCCCGGATGGTGCGGGAGTCGGTGGCCGCCGGCCGGACGCAGTTCGCGACGTACGCCGGCCGGGTGGTCCACCTCGACAAGGAGCTCCCGCACAAGGCGCCCAACTACTGCATCCAGGGCACCGCCCGCGAGCTGCTCATCGACGCCCTGGTCCGGTGGTCGGGCACGCCGTGGGGCGGGGCCGTCCTGCTCCCGGTGCACGACGAGCTCGTGGTGATGGTCCCCGAGGACCAGGCCGAGCAGGCCACCGCCGCGCTGGTCGAGTGCATGTCCAGCGAGCTGCACGGGATCCCGATCGTGGCCGAGGCCAGTCAACCCAGCTTCGAGTGGAAGGACTCCGCGTGAGCATGAAGTGCCAGCACTGCTCGGCTGACACCAACGGGGTCGTGCTGTGCACGCGATGCCGGACGACCGCCGAGGTCTCGCTCGGCAACCTCGCCGCCTACCACGGCGACCTGTTCAGCCTCGGCGGCGAGGTGCCGCGGGTGCGCCGCCGCTCGGGACCCTCGGACCCCACGGGCTCGGCCGCCAGCGAGGACCGCAAGGACACCCCGGTCGAGGCTGCCGCCGTCGAGACCACGGCCATGCTCAGCGGGTGGGTGCGCATCCTGCTCGACGACAGGCCGCAGCTGTCCTGCCCCGCCGACTCGGTGGCCTCGATGGCCGCGTTCCTGCGCCAGCACATGCGCACGGTCGTGGTGCTGGAGTGGGCAGGCGAGCTGATGCGCGAGGTGCTGAGGTTCGAGCACCGGCTGCACCGCCTGGTCTCGGCCAAGCAGGGCAGCTGGTACGCCGGGATCTGCGGGGCCACGACGGGCGACGGTCCCGACGACTGGTGCCCGCAGGACCTGTTCGTCCACCCGGGTGACAGGTTCGTCAGGTGCTACGGCTGCGGTGCGCACTGGTCGGTGAGCGAGAGGCGCAGGCAGGTGATCGAGCAGGCACGCGAGGCGCTGCTGCCCGTAGCCGTGATCGCCCGGGCAGCGGTGACCCTGCTCGACGGCGAGCCCTCGCAGCAGCGGCTCGAGGCCAGGCTGCGCAAGTGGGTCGAGCGCCAAGAGCTGGACGACTACGGCGTGCGCGTGCTCGACGGCAAGCCTCGCCGGGTCTACCGGCTCGGCGACGTGATCGACAGGCTGACACGCGAGGCGCGCCCGACATCCCAGAAGACGCCGGCATGAGGTGCTACGTTCCGTCTTGTCACGTTGAACCCCGGGCGACTGCATCCCCTCAGCCTGGTGATCCGGACAGTCGGGCCACCTGATGGCCAAGCCTCAGTACGGTGCGCAGCACCAGGCCGAGCGCCTGCGTTGGAAGCCGCACGTCGAGGCCGGCGAGACCGAGTGCGCCGAGCCGATCTGCCTCGAGCTGCTCGACGGTCGGGACCGGTGGATCGAGCCGGGCACTGACTGGGACCTGGCGCACGACCGCGACAACGGTCCGGGCGCTTACCTCGGACCCGCACACGCCCGGTGCAACCGGTCCGAGGGTGCGCGATGGCGCGACCGGATCGGCGGAGGGACAGGCAACCGCCATGTGCTGTGAGCGTCCGCGACGGGGAGGGCGGGTCGATTCTTCACGCCGTCAGCGCATGACCCACCAGTCGACAAATTTCTCTCTCTGCTCGAGCCCGCGGCGGCCTGGTCACGGTACTGAGACGGGGTGTCACGGTGGCTGAGCACGAGCCGCGTCGCTGTGAGGCCCCGGACTGCGACGTCGAGTTCGTGCCGCAGCGGTCGACGGCGAGGTACCACTCGGCGACGTGCCGGCAGCGGGCTCAACGGTCGCGGAAGGCCGCCGAGCACCAGCAGGCCGAGGAGGCCAAGACCGACACGGACGCCGAGCACGGCCTGGTCGCCGCGGTGCGCAAGGAGCTCTCGGCCGCGGACGCCCTGGACACGGTGCTCGGGCAGATGGCGCTGCAGCTGGCGCGCCGCGCGGCCAACCCGCAGGAGCCGGGGCTGGTGAACCTGACCAAGGAGATCCGCGCCGTCATGACGGACGCGATCGGCGCAAGGAAGCCAGGAGGTGGCGATGGCGCCGACGGCGACCGTGGCGAGCCGGAAGACGACGAGGTCACCCGCGCTCGTAGGCAGCGAGAGGAAGCTCGCCAAGCGGCTGGTCTCTCCTGACCTGGTCTGCCCGGACCACTGGAACGGGCCCGACTGGATCCTGACCGACGGCCCGGCCGTTGCCGAGCTCTGCGCGGCGTCGGGCTTCGAGCCGGACCCGCAGCAGGCGCTGGGGCTGGACATGATCTTCGGGGTTGGCCCCGACGGGCTGCCGTCGTCGTTCTCGTTCTGCGTGATCTGCTGCCGGCAGAACCTCAAGACCGGGCTGTTCAAGCAGGCCGTGATCGGGTGGCTCTACGTCACCGAGGAGCGGCGGATCGTGTGGTCGGCACACGAGATGTCCACGACCCTCGACGCGCAGACCGAGCTCGCCGCGCTGATGCTGGGGGCACCGGCCCTGCGCCGGCGGATGCTCAAGCAGAAGAACGACGGTGTCTACGCCGACAACGGCTCGGAGCGGATCGAGCTGGCCACCGGACAGCAGGTGAAGTTCAAGGCGCGCACCAAGTCCGGCGGCCGCGGGCTCTCCGGCGACAAGACGATCCTCGACGAGGCGTTCGCGCTCAGGCCGGCCCACATCGGCTCGCTGATCCCGACCATGGGCGCCCGGCCGCACGGCCAGGTGCTCTACGGGTCCTCGGCTGGGATGGTCGACTCGACGATCCTGTTCGACGTCCGGGACCGGGGCCGCAACGGGACCTCGCCGCGACTCTCGTACCTGGAGTGGCTGGCCGAGCGCGAGGTGTGCACCGACGACCAGGGCAATCCGAACCCGCACTGCACGCACCCCAAGGACGCCACCCAGCGCGGCATGGACTGCGCACTGGATCGCGAGCACCTGATGCGCAAGGCCAACCCGACGATCTCCACCGGCCGGATGAGCCTGCAGACGATCAAGGACTTCCGCCAGGAGCTCCCGCCCGAGGAGTTCATGCGCGAGTGCCTCGGCTGGTGGGACGACGCCTCGGCCGGGGCCGCCGCGACGTTCGGCCCCGGCCGCTGGGCCAGCTGCAAGGTCGATCTCGAGGAGATCCCCACACCGCCGGCCGCGATCGGCATCGCCGTCTCGGTGGACCGGCTGTGGGCTTCGATCGCCTCAGCCTCGATGGTCGACCCGCTCGACCCGGACGACGAGGACTCCCCCGAGCGCGTGGCCGTGGCCGCGGTCGACCGCCGCGAGGAGGTCGGGTGGCTGGTCGCCGAGGCGAAGCGGATCCAGGACGAGTACGACTGCCTGGTCGTGGCCGACCGCGGCGGCCCGACCGGTGACCTGGAGAAGGCGCTCGATGATGCCGAGGTCGCGGTGGAGTGGATCGAGCTGCGAGAGGTAGCGGAGGCGACTTCGAGCCTGTTCGACCGGGTACGTGCCGGCACAGTGATGCACCCGGGCTCTGACGAGCTCGACGCCGCGGTCAACGCCGCGGACTGGCGCTTCGTCTCCGACCGCCGCGTCTGGGGCCGACGCTCCTCGGCCGGCGACATCTCCATGCTCGAGGCCGCGACCCTCGCGGCGCACGGCGCCGAAGTGCTCGGCGCGTTCACGATCCACTGACCGGGAGGTCCCACGGTGAAGTTCGGCATCCTCGAGATCGTCGGGATCTTCGTGACGCTGGTCGGCTGCGGCACCGTCGTGGCATCGGCGTCGATGGTCTCGACGGCGCTCGCGGTGCTGACCGCCGGGACGTTCCTGATCCTGTTCGGGATCATCGCGGTCTACGTCGCGGTCACCCTCGAGGCCGCCGCCAAGGCCGCTGCACCCAAGCCCGGTGAGCGGACGTGACCATCTTCGGCGGCGTGGTCGCCGCCCGACCGGCGCAGCCGCAGGCCTCGATCGAGAACCCAGCGGTACCGCTCACCAGCGAGACGCTGCTGGACTTCCTCGGCGTCGAGAAGTCGTACTCCGGCAAGAGCGTCACCGAGGTCACCGCGCTCGGACTGTCGGCCGTGTGGCGCGCGGTCCAGGTCTCGTGCAACGTGCCGGCCGCGCTCCCGCTCCACGCCTACCGCCAGGACGGCGAGGCCCGGGTCAAGGCCAGCGGCCACGGCGCCCGGCTGCTCGACGACCCGCACCCGGACATGACCCCGTTCGAGTTCTGGCAGACGGTCTACGTGCACCGCCGGCTGTGGGGCAACGCCTACGTTCGCAAGCTGCGCAACCCGCTCGGTCAGATCCAGGAGCTGTGGCCGATCCACCCGGGCCGGGTCAAGGTCGGCCGCGAGTCTGAGAACGGCCGCAAGGTCTACGCGATCGACAGCGGCCGCGAGGTGCACGTCGGCGACGACAACATCCTGCACCTGCCCGGGCTCGGCTACGACGGCATCTGCGGCGTCTCCCCGATCCGCGCCGCGCGGCAGTCCATCGGGCTCGGCCTGGCCGCCGAGGAGTTCGGCGCCCGGCTCTTCGGCTCCGGGTCGCTGGCCACCGGCGTGCTGCAGACCGAGCAGCGCCTCACTCCGAAGCAGGCCGACCAGCTCAAGGACCGCTGGAAGGCACGCAACAGCGGTATGGCCTCGGCCCACGACACGATCGTGCTCGACCGCGGCGCCACGTTCCACCAGCTGACTATCCCGCCGCAGGACGCCCAGTTCCTCGAGTCGCGTCGCTTCCAGGTCACCGAGGTGTGCCGCTGGTTCGGGATGCCGCCGTTCCTGATGTTCGAGACCGAGAAGTCGACCAGCTGGGGCACCGGGCTGGAGCAGCAGGCGCTCGGCTGGGTCAAGTTCGATCTGGGCCCAGACCTCACCTCTGTCGAGCAGCGGGTCACCAAGCACGTCCTCAAGCCCACGCCGGTCTACGCCCGGTACGCGATCGAGGGCCTGTTGCGCGGCGACTCCAAGGCCCGCGCAGAGTTCTACCGCCAGCTCTGGAACCTCGGCGCGCTGTCGACCAACGAGATCCGCGCCTACGAGGAGCAGGCCCCGGTCGAGGGCGGCGACGTCCGCTACCGGCCGCTCAACATGGGTCAGCTCGGCACCACCGACTCCGCCGGCGCCGGCCCGGTGAACCCCGCGGCCGACCCGGTCACCGACCCCACCGAGAAGGAGCCCGCCGATGTCTGACCGTCCGACCGGCCCGGTCTACCGCTTCCACGGCCGCAAGCGCCCCGACGCTGGCTCCCGTACTCCGATCCTGGACCACGCCGACGTCGTCAGCGCCGAGGACGGCGTGGCCACGCTGCGGATCTATGACCCGATCGACTCCTGGGGAGGCGAGTGGGGCGTCTCGGCGAAGGAGTTCGCCAAGGCGCTCGACACGCTGCCCGAGGAGACGGCGGAGATCCGGCTGCACATCAACTCCCCCGGCGGTGAGGTCTACGAGGGGCTGGCCATCCTCAACAGCCTGCGCAACCACAAGGCCCGCGTGGTCGCCGTGGTCGACGGACTCGCCGCCTCCGCTGCGTCGTTCATCGCCACCGGGGCCGACGAGGTCGTGATGGGGCGCAACACCCAGCTGATGATCCACGACGCCTGGGGGCTGTGCGTCGGCGCCTCGATCGACATGCGCGACATGGCCGACCGGCTCGACAAGATCAGCGACAACATCGCCTCGGTCTACGCCGAGAAGGCCGGCGGGACCAAGGCCGACTGGCGCGGGCACATGCTCGCCGAGACCTGGTACGACGCCGAGGAGGCGGTCGCGGCCGGCCTGGCCGACCGAGTCGAGGGCGAGGCCGACGAGGACGCGCGCAACCGCTTCGATCTGTCGATCTTCCAGCACGCCGGCCGCGAGGACGCCCCCACACCTCCGCCGCTGCCGGAGCACCAGGCCGAGCCGGCGCCGCGCAACGACCGCGGCGCGCGCCTCCGGGCCCGCAGCCTGGCCCAGCGCTCCCGCGGCAACGCCGCCTGACACCACCTCAATCTCCCCGTGCACCCGCGCGGGGTCACAGCGGCGGGGCAACCCGTCGTGCCATCCCGCCGCGTCCGCGTGCGGGCAGTCCGCAACGCGGAAGAAGGGAACCACCATGAGTCAGCTGCAGACCCTCATCGACCAGCGCGCCTCCGCCTGGGAGCAGATGAAGGGCTACAACGACGAGGCGGAGAAGAACGGCTGGACCGCCGACCTCGAGGCGTCCTACGACGCGGCCGAGAAGCACTACGACGAGCTCGACACCAAGGTCGAGCGCGCCCAGCGCCACGCCGACCGCGAGACCGCCAACCGCCAGGTCGACCGTAGCGGCGTCGTCCCGCCCTCCGACGAGGTCGTGGACACCGACGAGGCCGCCCAGGTCTACGCCGAGGCGTTCGAGCTCTTCGTGCGCAACGGCATGGCCGACCTCGACCGCGAGCACCGCGCCGCACTGCGCGCCGGCGCCGTCGACCCCAAGGACATCCGCGCCGCCCAGGGCGTCGGCACCGGCTCCGCCGGCGGCTACCTGGTGCCCGAGGACTTCCGCGCCAAGATCGTGGAGCGCCAGAAGGCCTACGGCGCCGTCCAGCAGGTCGCCGAGGTGATCAACACCTCGACCGGCGCCACCCTGCCGTGGCCGACCAACGACGACACCGGCAACGTCGGTGCCCTCCTGGCGGAGAACACCCAGGCGACCGAGCAGGACCTCACCCTGGGCACTGCCCAGCTCGGCGCGTACAAGTACACGTCGAAGATCGTCCGGGTCTCCCTGGAGTTCATGCAGGACGTCGACTGGGTCAACGTCGAGGCGTTCATCCAGCGCAAGTTCGCCGAGCGCCTCGGCCGGATCCACAACCAGCACTTCACCACCGGCACCGGCACCGCGCAGCCGCAGGGCATCGTGACCGGCGCGACCTCCGGCGTCACCGCCGCCGGTGCCGCCGCCATCACGTCCGACGAGCTGATCGACCTGCAGCACTCGGTCGACCCGGCCTACCGCAACGAGCGCAGCAAGTTCATGCTGAGCGACACCGCGCTCAAGCTGATCCGCAAGCTCAAGGCCTCCGGCACCGGCGAGTACCTGTTCCAGACCTCGACCTCGGCCGACATGCCCAACCTGATCGCGGGCTCGCCGTACGTCGTGAACCAGGACATGGCCGTGCCGGCCACCGGCGTGAAGTCCGTGCTCTACGGCGACTTCGAGGCCGGCTACGTCATCCGCCTGGTCAAGGCGTTCGACCTCATCCGGCTCAACGAGCGCTACGCCGACTACGGCCAGGTCGGCTTCATCGGCTTCGACCGCGCCGACGGCCTCGTGCAGGACGCCAACGCCTACAAGGCGCTGACCCAGGCCTGAGTCGCCCGACTCGGCGAACGACGCAGGAGAAGGAGAAGCAGATGGCTGAGGCCAGCAGCACCACCCCGGCCGCCAACACGGCGGTCAAGAACGAGGGCGACCACGACCGCGTGGTCATGCTCTCCCTCAGGGCCGACGGGACCCCGGACCAGCACAACCCGGAGATCGTCGGCGACAAGAAGGTGGCCGCCGAGGCCGCCAAGGTCCAGTTCGCCCAGCAGGCGGTCTCCTCGGTGGACGCCGAGAAGCGCGCCGAGCTGGGGCTGGTCCCGGCCGACGAGGGCGACACCTCCGACGCCGCGATCGACGCCCTCAAGAAGGAGCACGACAAGGTCGCCGACGCGGCCGAGAAGCGCGCCGAGAAGGTCGTCGACTCGCTGCACAAGGGCTGACCGCCCCGAGCAGCATCCCCTCGCCCAGGTGTGGATGAGCGCCTGGGCGAGGGGCCAACCCCGCGTCATCGAGGAGGTGCCCCGTGTCCGTGCTGCTGCTGGCCGACGCGAAGACGCACCTCAACATCACCGGGGACACGCACAACACCGAGCTGCAGGCGATGATCGACGCCGCGGAAGCGGCCATCGAGACATACGTCGGGCCGCTCACCGCGCGCGAGGTCACCCAGCGCGTCTCCGGGAGCGGTACGTACCTCGTACTGCACACGCTGCCGGTCATCTCGCTGACCAGCGTCACGCCCTACGGCGGCAGCGCGCTCACCGTCGGCGACCTGTACCTCGACGCCGAGACCGGCCTGGTCACCTACCCGACCGGCGTACGGTTCGGGTCCGGCGTGCACACCGTGGTCTACCAGGCCGGCCGCACCTCGGTGCCCAAGGACCTCGAGCTCGCCATCAAGGAGCTCGTCCGGCACCTGTGGTCGACCCAGCGCGGCTCCGGCCAGCGCCGCCCCGGTACCGCGCCGCCCGAGCAACTCGCGGCCACGCTCCCGGGCGCCGCCTACACGCTGCCGATTCGGGTCACCCAGCTCCTGG